TTATCCAAAAGGTTCTCATTTTGGTTCTCACCTCCTTCCTAGTTATTTGCCCACATTATATCACAATTTGCTGAAGATGTCAAGCAAAAATTCTCGCCTGCATAAATTTCAGTTCCGTGCCTTCGGCACGATGGTGCTGGTAACTTTGTTCAATTTTTGAACCAAGTAACAATGTCACCCTTGGTAACGTTCATTCTGCCAACGGCGCCTTGCCAGCGTCCTGCAGTCGAAGTTTCTCTTCACGATCTCGCCGCCTGCGTTCTTCCGCTCGATCCAACAGCTCCCGTTCGACTTCTGGTTCGTTCTCGCAACCCTCGGTTGCGGTTGCGGTTGCGACTCGCTGCGCGGCGCGTGCCACGTTGCGCCCGGGCTCGAACTCTTCCCAATCGCCCTCGTGCTCGAACGCCTCGAGCTGTAGCTCCCTTACGTAGTTCAACTTCCCGCGTCCTTGCGGATTGAGGTTCTCAAGCCCGAGGGCTTGAAGTATTCTTCTAGCCTCGCTCACGCTCGGCCGTGGCTGGCTTTTTTCGACGACAAGAATCTTCTCCAGCAGTTCCAGTGCGGCTCGAACCAGCTGGCTTCTTCCTGCGATCATCACACGTTCTTCAATCACCAGGTATCGCGCTATTATTGCCAGTGTTTGGCTCTTCACTCGCGACTGAATGAGCACGTCGTTGTACGTTTGTTTCGGCATGGTTGCTGACTCCTTTCCATAAGTTTCTAATGCCTGTCATTATAGCAGCTGTATGGAAAGTTGTCAATGTATTATTTGGTGGAAATGTATACATGTATGCTTGTACTTTGTATGCTACCCCAATACCCCTTCCGTCAATCCATTGAGCAGAGTTCTTAGAGTCATGGTAAATTGTGGATTTAAGACTCCGTTGCCTTCGTTATGCTCGTTACGAGTGTCGTACCGTCCTCCCCGATCCCTTTCCATAGCCCCTTCGTTTCCTTATGATAATATATATATTATATACGTATATATTATTATATATATAACTGTAATGTTAATGGTGAGGCGAACGGCTGGTGAAGTGTTGCCGAAGGCAACCCATTGTAACTCTGCTCGGCAATTTCCAGGAGGGGGTATTGCCCAGGCATACACAGTACAAGCATACATTGCCACAATTACATCTCGTTGCAAGCCCTCGGCTTGTCGGCAACCTCGTTGCCCTTGCCCTTGCAACCTTCGGTTGCACTGCGAACTTCCTTGCCGTCCGAATTAAAAGTTTCGTTTTCGTTTCGATTTCGTTTACTTCCCGGCAACTTCGTTGCCACCGTTGATCCGTCTTGTAATCTCCTCTAACCTTGCCAGCTCCGCTTGCTGCTCCTCAAGGGTCATGCGCTCGAACCTTGCTCGATATGCTTGCGTCGGATCGGGCACGGACTTGCCAGCGTCAAGCGCTCGCGTTTTGTAGCCAGTCTTGGCGAGCTCGTTCAACTCGCTCACGGACTTTCGTTTCAAAACCCTTTGAATTGCAATGATCAAGTGGCTGGTCGCCCAGCTCCGTTCGGTTGCTGAATCGACTCCATCGTAGTCGATTTCAACCTCGATCTTAACCTCGAACCCTTCAGGCAATCCACCGCCTGATACCTTACACATCTTTGTAACTTTGTTACTCATAACGTCACCATCCTTTCCCGGACGGCAAGGAGCTCCGCAGTTGCAAACCGATGCAACCGAGTTGCAGTTGCAAACCTTCGGTTTGCAGATCGCTTTCTGGCCGATCCGATGACCTGCTGGCGCAACTCTCTACCATGCGTCCGTTGTCATCATACCACTAGGAACTTATGTCGATTGCCCGGGTCGCCGAACCCGCTTGTTCACCTGCGATCCCGAATCGAATCAATGTGAAACCCGATTGTTAGCTCCACCATAACACACGCCCGACGTTTTGTCAAATAAAAAGTTGTAAAATCCAAAGGATTTTGCACGGAAATTCAAAGGGGGAGATGCAGGAGTGTCGGCGTAGTATAGGCATCTCCACGAAACGCAACAAAGTTTTTAAATCCACAATTTGTGACCATTGGTCACATTGCGACCGGTTGCACGCAACCGCAGGTTGCAACCGAGTTGCAGGCAACAAAGGGTCGCGTACAACAACTTTGTTCAAAAATTGAACGAAGTGCGCAACCAGCGGCTGCACCGTGGCCACAACCGAAGGTTGTGATTGACAACATTTGCTGGAAATGTTCTCCTACACAACTTTGTGGCGATTTACTCCTTGACAACGCGCAGGCAATAATGTTATCATTATCGCGATAATAAAAATAAGGAGTTTTGAAATTGTCCGATGTGATGGAGCAGCTTGACGACTTGCTGGACACGATAAGTATTGCAAACGTAACACGACGAAGGCGCATGACGACGAAGTCGTCCGTGCCGAAACCGCCACCGCCTAAGTCCAAGTACTGCGGCCCGCGTGAGCCGGATGAGCGTCGTGTTAGGGCTGGAAGGCGCAGGTTTCAGGTCAACGAACTGTGGGAGATTCACCACGAGATAGTCAGGCGGCTGGTACTTGGGCAGAAGGCCAAAAGGATCGCTGAAGACCTGAACGTTTCGCCTAACATGGTTTCGTACACGAGAAACTCGCCGGCCGTTCGTCATCAAATTGAGATCATGAGAGGAGCACGCGACGCGGACACGATTGATCTGGCGAAGCGCATTCGTGACGACGCGCCAGAAGCGTTGAAGCTTCTTGAGGACATCATTTCTGGCGAAGTTGACGCCACAATCGGTTTGCGCGCTCGTGAAGCTAACAACATGCTGAATCGCGCTGGGTATGCGCCCGTTCAGAACAGTAAGGGCGCGTTCGTCCATGAACACTACTATCGACGCCGAGGTCGAGGACGTCAACAACGTCATTAACGTTACTGATGCTCAAGACGTTGACAATGCCAACAACGTTGGCAAGGAGGCAACCGGATAATGTATTACGTGCCAACATTCTTTCAGCCCTTCGAACTGGTTCCGAAGGAGTTTTACGAAACGTTCAAGGATTTCCCTCGACGTATTTGGTCGATGTTCGATTCCAGGACGCTCTTCACTGGCGACGCCATTCGCAGGCGTTATGGTAAGATGATCGCCAACGATTGGTACTGGGGTGGATCGAATCAATATCGCGGTTGGCGCCCGTTCGATTGTCCAGTCGGGGCGGAGTACTCGCAGCACAAACGTGGAGCAGCGCTGGACCTAGTTCCAGTCGAAACTGCTGTGGAAGAAATCCGCGAGGACATTAAGAAGCGAAAGGATCTTCTCTTCAAGTACATCACTTGTATTGAGGAGGGCGTTCCGTGGTTGCACTTCGATTGTCGCAACCACAAGGGGTTGTTAATCGTTAGACCTTAAAGAAGGAGGAACAAATTATGATGAGGATCTTCCTGCATCTTGCGGCACTTTGGAAGCTTTACAAGACCATTCGTGACCGTTATACCGAAGTTCGCCCGATATTTGCTAAATGGGTAGCGGATTCGGAAACTAAAATCGATGACAAGGTCATGCGCGTTCTGGACGTGCTGTTCAAGAAGGCCTAAACAACTTAAGGAGGGAACATGGCAGTAGTCGAGAGTGCGATTACTCATATAACTGGGCGGCAGCTGGTAAAGGTTCTCTGGGAAACCCTTACGTGTGGCGACACTGGAGAACCTTTCGAGATTGCCGATTGGGTGAGCCAAATAAGCTTTCAGGCGACAGGCGATTTTAATTCTCAAACGCTTACGTTTCAAGGCTCGAACGATGGGACGAATTACTTCACACTACAGTATCCTGCCGGAACCGGTATTACTATGACAGCAGCTGGAGGGTCTCCTTGTGTTCACCTGCCGCGGTACGTTCGACCGAGTCTTGGCGGTACTTCTGGCGGCGACGTCGATGTAACTATGTTACTTCGCAAGACCAGAAACTAATCGGATGAAATCGTCATGTCCAACGCGAAGATGATTATCACGAAGGAGTCTTGGGAAAACATGCCTGACGGCGAGAAAAACTGGCTTATGTTTAATACTATTCAAAGCATGGATCGTCGCATAACCAGGCTCGAAAAGGGAGGGATGATAAACAAGTCCTTGGCTCTTGCAGGCGGAGTCATCGGAGGAATTGCCTTCTGGTTGAGCGAAAAAATCTGGAGCTTGAGGTAACCAAATGCTAGAATCGGGATTAGCACTAAAGAACGATCCTGAAGTCACGGACTTGATGTCTAGGTGTTATGCGAGTACTCGCACGAGCGCCAAGGTGTTGTTTCCAGAACGATTCTGGCTTCCGTTCTCAGGCTTGCACGACAAGATATTCGAAATTCTTGACGATGACTCGATCCAGCAGGCCGCAATCGCTGCACCTCGTGGGTTCGGCAAGACCACGATTGATACTATTGCGCATCCTGCTAAGCGGATTCTGTTTCGTGAAAAAAAGTTCATCGTTCCGATTAGCGCAACCGCGACTAAGGCAGTGATGGACAGCGAGAACTTAAAACGTGAGCTCATGTCGAACGTTGTGGTCAAACGATTGTTCGGTCCGATGAAATCGGAGTCGTTCTCGAAGGAACAGTGGATTACGCAATCTGGTACGATGGTCATGCCTCGTGGCGCAGGCCAGCAAATTCGTGGAATTCTGTTCGACAAGTATCGACCTGACCTGATTATTGGCGACGACATCGAAGATCCCGAGGCGGTGCGCAACGAGGAAATTCGGGCAAATCTTAAGGAGTGGTGGTTTTCAGATGTTTGTAACTCGATCAATCGCTCACGAAAGGATTGGAAGATCATCATTGTTGGTACGATTCTTCACGAGGATTCGTTGCTTCAAAACCTGCTCGATGATCCTGACTGGTATGGAGTTCGTTTGGAGCTTTGCGATGATAATCTTCGTTCTTTGTGGCCTGGCTTTATGTCGGACGATGAAGTTCATAAGCTGTACGATTCTCACAAGCGACGTGGTCAGCTCGATGTGTTCTATCGTGAGTATCGGAACCTGCCAGTTTCTACTGAAGACGCATCGTTTAAGCAGGAATATTTTAAGTCTTATTCAGAAACGGACGAGGAATTTTCTAAAACTAAACACCAGCTGGAAAATGTCGTAATCGTTGATCCGGCCAAAACTGCTAAGATGCATTCGGCTGAAAGCGCGCTCGTGTGTGTAGGGATCGATCGCAAGAACTTCAGGCTTTATGTTCGTGATGTTGTGTCCGGGAAGTTTCATCCCGACGAGCTTTACAACGAACTGTTCCAGATGTGTGCTCGTCATAAGGTCCGTGTGTTTGGGGTCGAGGTTACTTCGTTGAACGAGTTCATTGTCCAACCGATCAAGAACGAGATGATGAAGCGTGGCCAGATGATGGAGTTGATCGAGCTCAAGGCTCGTGGTCAGGCAGGTCGCGCTGGTAAAGGCAAGGAGGATCGTGTTGCAGCCCTAGTTCCTTATTATCGTCAGGGTTACGTTTATCACAACGAGACGTGCTGCAAGGGGCTTGAAGCGCAGTTGTTGGCTTTTCCACGATCCAAGCTTTGGGACATCATGGACGCGTTTGCGTATATAGTGGAGATGCTCGAGATTGGTGAGCGTTACTTCGAGCCACCAGAGTTCGAGGACTTAGAGGAGGAATATAAGGAACTTTATGATGAATGCGATCCACCAATTAGCAACTGGACACTTGTGTAACTATGTTCAATTTTTGAACAAAGTGAATTGAAGGTTGTTCGATGACTGAAAGAAAGGTTTACATAGGTTCTTTCGGACCGTTTTTGTTCGACGATACGGATTCGATCGACGATCCTGACGGTGACTTCTCCGGAATGTCTTACAAAGGGCTTGTCACCGATGGGGGGATCATCATGGGATCGATGGATCTTCTGGACACCGACGCGTCGAACGTCCTTTCGCTGGTTTGGAACGAGGATGATACGGCGGACAGAACGCTCAGCATTCTCGTCGGTGGTGGAGATCGTTCGGTCGAGCTGAACGAGAATCTCGCCATCGCAGACGGCTTCGACGTTACTTTGCAGGCGCTTGGGCAGGCTAATTCACTCATTTTAAACGAGAGCTTGACTGTTGGCGACGGTCACGCTGGCACTCTTACTTTTTCGGCTGCCTCTAAGGCGCTCACGGTAGAGGACATTTCTGTTCTTAATCAGGACCTTACCACTGATGCTAGCCCTACGTTTAAGGACCTTGCTCTTTCTGAGCCCTCAGACATTTACGCACTTTCCCATGACAGTTTTGCCGACTTCGAGGAAGCTGAGCATTTCACGATGCTTGACGAAGACGACATGACGTCTAATAGTGACACGCAGGCTGCTACACAACAAAGTGTTAAGGCTTATGTCGATTATTCTGTTACCAGTCTTGGAGCTTCGTACTACATGCTGGATACAAGTTCAGGCGTGTCCGATTACAAA